CTGGAGTGGCATTTAGCGCATTAAGTGTTGTTGATAAGCGCATGTTCTTAAACATGGCGCACAGAACTGGTACTGCTATCCCATCTGAAGCAGCAGACCAAGGTGACTTATACATTCGTACAGGGACAGTGCCTGCTACTGACCAATCATCGTTATACGTATACGTAGATAGCGCTTGGCAAAACCTTGCTAAGTATGAAGGAGCACGTGAAGAAGCACTTCACCCATTTTTATTTGCTGGTATTTAATGGCTGAAACAACACCCTACGCAGTACGGTTAACTAAACCAACTGGTTCAGTAGCAGACATTACAAGAATTCGTAGAGTTCATATTCCACGTTTTCGTGAACAACAACCTGCTATTGGTCAAGATTTACAAGACACAGTTCCTGGCTCTGGTTCTGGCGACCAATAGTAAAGTAAACTATATCTATGCATGCTAACCACTCACACGCAATAGTTGAAAAGATTGTGGAGATTGCTCGCACATATCTTCGTGATTACCCTAAATTCTTTCAGGTATCTTTTGACGCTGTGGGTAGAACCTATGAATTAGGTAACCCTAATATTGAACAAAGTTCTTTGTGGATAGCCTCATACCCAACAGGCGGCAGCCCAACTGAGATTACATCCGATACATCTGCGTCTACATACTATTCACTGGATGATAGAAATGGGATTATAAGATTTAATCGTTCTTTTTCTTCTACTACAAAGATAATGGTAGAAGGTTATTATTACGAATGGGTTCTTCCAAAAGACTTAGAGTACTTTGCTGGTCACTCTATTGAGCAACATACATACAACTTAGACACCCCACTAGAACTTGTTGCCCCAATTGTTTTAGACACAATTGGTATGGGTACAGTGGTTGAAACTTTGTGGGGTCTATTAACTGAGTACAGTCGTGACATTGACGTAACGACATCAGAGTCTGTGCATATCCCTGCCAGTCAGCGTTTCCGAATGGTTCAATCCATGTTGGATTACTGGACTCGCAACTACCAAGCACAGGCTCGTGCTCTAAATATTGGTATTGAACGCATTGAAATAATGAATCTTCGCCGTGTTTCTAGAACAACTGGATACCTTGTTCCGATTTATAAAGCACGTGAGTTGGGTGATTACGGTCCAATAGAAAGACAATTCCCTGAAATTAACCCAGGCGACATTAAGATTGAAGACCACGATGAACCACTTCGTGAAGATGTGTACCTTGACCTTGAGCCTCAACAAGGGTATTCAACCGCACCGATTACTGGTTGGTAACCCGTGGACCCCCGTAGAGAATTAGCACAAATACGGAAGCAGTATCGTAAGCACCATCGCAGCGTAGGTGAACATATTACGTGGTTTGAGTTTCTACCATTTGGCGCTGGCAGCGTGATAGATGATGTTTACGATGAAGCGCCATACGGTTCTGGTGGTAAAGCATATAAATCAGGGGTAACTCTACCTGTGTTGATGATTACTGAGACTGAAGATACCAAGCGAGCAATTCCAGAAGGTCGTCAACCAGTGCAGGTTGTCAACGCTGTTTTGTCAATTGAAGACTGTCGTGATGCTGGTATGACTGAACCGTTTGAGTATCAGAGGCATTTAAATGACATGTTCTTTTATGATGCTCGTTACTACGCTGTATCTATGTACCGTGTTCGTGGTCGTGCAACAGATGATGTGCTCATCGTTGTTGAAGGTATTGAAGTTTATGTTGACCAAGAAATGCCAAACGACCCAGGTCCAGAACAAATGGAAATCCATGATTTGCCTTGGCCTTCTACGCTTCCAACATTCCTGGTAAACTAAATATGTATGCCGTGCGGCATGCAAACATCGCCTAGAACTAAGGAGTGCCAATGGTTGGCAAACGTGCATCTGCGCCTATTTCTGTCTCCAGTTCTAGAAAGATTATTGAAGGTGTCCCTTCCCCAATTCTTTTCTTTGGTGATTTAATAATGAACCTTCAGGAATACCTTGAAGACGCTGTAAACGCCAGCCTAGCCGAAGAGCATAAGATTGCCAAAGAAGGTCTTGTGTTAAGTGACCCTAAGTACAAAGCATTAGTAAAAGACTTTAAACTTAATTACAATAACTCAGATGAAACCATCTCCTACTTGGTTGATGGTAAATCTGGACCAAAGGCTGTCCAAATAGAGTATGGTCCTCCAGCGCAATCCATTCTTCGCAAAGAATGTATGAAGGGTGCTAAACGCTTAGAGTTAAGCCTTAACAAAAAACTTGACAAACTCACTGGAAAAGGTGGGTTGAACTAATGCGGACTGGGTTTCTCCTTGCCGAAGACGAGGCTATTAAAGCACGTTTTAGTGGGCTGTATGTCACCGATGACCGTAATGAACGCCGCCCAGTAAAGGTCTTTTTCCGTTACCCAGAAGGAGAAACAGAGCGAGACTACCCATTTATTACGGTAGAACTTATTGACGTTCTTCATGCTACAGAACGCCAGTTGTCTGACCAAGGTGCGTACATAGACACCACAGGTAGTGGTCTATATGAAGACCGACCTGCATTTATTGACTACTGGCCTAGCGAAAGCGCCAGTGTTTCAGCAAGCACCAGCATCCTTAGTTTTGACGACTTTATCCCAGTAGACCTGCTTTATCAGGTATCTATTTATACACGGTCTGCCCTACATGACAGACAATTGACTTCTGGGATTATTAGAAAAGTCGCCCCATTTCGTTGGAACTCCATAAACATACCAGCAGACGGAACGGTACGCCGTTTTGACATGCTGGACTGGACCAACGCAGACTTGCTGGATATGGAATCGGGTTACCGAAAGCGCATATTCCGTAAGGTATTAACTCTCAAAATGTCCGCAGAAATCACAGGTCAAGACCTTGATGCTCTGACAGGTACAGAACCCGTTACCCAAATTAATAGTACAATTACATCTCAACTGCATGTTTTCAATGAGTAAGTTTTTTCCAATCCCCTTTACACTTTAGGAGTAATAATGGCATACGAACGCCCAGGAGTTTACGTACAGGAAGGTACGTTTGCAACCAATTTGACAACTGCGAATGGACCTACTTCTGCTGCATTTATTGGCACAGCAGAGCGTGGACCAACGACACCAACCCTTGTGACTACATGGTCACAGTACACCAGTTTGTTTGGTGCATTAGACATCAACTACGACCTTGGTTATGCTGTCTACCACTACTTTGCAAACGGTGGTCAAGCAGCCTATGTTACCCGTGTAATTGATGCAACGTCAACATACGCTTACAGCGCCTTGACAGCAACGCCAACTGGTGGAAGTAGTGCAAACCTTATCCTCTTGATTACCAAATCACCTGGAACCTGGGGTAATGACTTGTCTGTTGATTACACCTTTGACACAGAAACACTGACAGACCTGTCATCAGCACCGAAGATTACCAAGAATTCGCTGTTTACTTTGACAGTTAAACTTGATGGTAGCGAAGTAGAACGCTGGTCAAATCTTTCTGTTGACCCTGCTAACTACCGTTATGTTTCAACCGTTCTTGACCTTTACTCGTCATATGTTAGTGCTTCAACTGTAGCAACTGTGGCTAGCAATGCAACTCTTACCGTAACTGGTATTGGTGTTGATGACTACGTAACAACTACTACGTTCTCCAACGGTTCTGAGGGAGTGGGTGCAATTGATTCCGTTGATTGGGCTACTGCTCTTACCCGTCACGAAACCATTACATCGGGACTCTTGTTTAACCTTGTTGGGCAAACCTCATCAACAATTATTAACAATGCCATTACGGTGATGTCAACTCGTGGAAACTCGTTGTTGATTGTTGATACCCCACTAAACGCAACAAACAAGCAAGCACTTGCTGACGCAGTACAGCCTTACACCAAGTCTGGTTTCGCAGCAGTTTACGGTCCAGCAATGAAAATGTTTGACCCAACAAAAACTGGTGCTGCCGCTATCCGCAATACCTACCCAGGTGGTGCGGTTCTTGGTGCAATGGTTCGTTCAGAAGTAACCCGTGGTGTTGCTAAAGCACCTGCTGGCTATAGTTTGGACATCCGAAACGTGTATGGTTTGGTAGCAAACCTTACAGAAACCGAACAAGGTAACTTGTACAAGGATAGCCAATTAAACCTCTTTAACGTAGTTCCAGGCGTTGGAGTAATTATCAATGGTTCTCGCACCTTGGCACGTAATACTTCTGAGAAGTACATCACAGTTCGCCGTTCACTTAATTACCTTAAGGACCTTCTTAAGGAAAGCACTCAAAGCGCTTTGTTTGAACCAAACGATGAGCGTTTGTGGGCAGACCTTACGGTGCGTGTTTCTTCACTCCTGAACACCTTCTGGGCTTCAGGTGGTTTGAAGGGCCGTACTTCAACGGAAGCATTCTTTGTCCGTTGTAACTCAACTAACAACACGCAAAACGATATTGAAAACGGAACAGTAAACATTGAGGTTGGAGTTGCATTGCAGTCACCAGCCGAATTCATCGTAATCACCATCAGTCAATGGACTGGTGGAAGCACCGTCACCACGAATATCTAGGAGATATCAATGGCAACAAGAACACAGAGGACCGACCCTCTACGCAACTTTAAATTCACAGTACGCTTTACACCTATTGGTCCAGCCTTGACTAACTACCTAACTGGTATTGGTGACCTTGGCTTTGCTCAAGTAGGTGGACTCTCAGTTCAGAACGAACTGATTGCTTACCGTGAAGGTGGGATGAATACTCACCCACACAAGATGGTTGGGCAGTCAGACTTCCCAGCAGTGTCATTTGCTCGTGGTGCTTTTGCGTCACAAGACCAACTTTGGAAGTGGACCAAGTTCATGCATGCATGGGTTGGTGGAACAGGTACAGAAGGTTTTGACCAAGGTGCTAAGGGTGACGAAACTAACTACCGTTGTGACGTAACCGTTAAAGTTTACGACCACCCATACACAGCATCTGGTGTTCAGTAC